GTGGAGGAGAGGAAGGTGAACTTGGGACCGTGCGGGGTGGACGAGGTGTTGTTGCAGCAGTTTGTGAGTCGGAGGGTGCGGACCAATGGGAAGGGGAAGTTGGCGTTGGAGGGGAAGGATGAGTTGCGGGCGAGGGGGATCAACAGTCCGGATCGGGCGGATGCGATGGTGCTGGCGGTTTGCGGTGGTGGCGGGAAGAGGATGGACGAGTATTTGAGGGCGGTGGGCGAGGATGGGAGGAGTTTGTTGGAGAGGATGGAGGAGGAGATTGGCCCGCTGGAGGGGGAGGCGGAGGGTGTTGTGCTTGCGGGATGCGAGGTTGGTGGGTAGTAAGGGGGTCAATATGATGAGCGACAAGGGGCGGAAAGATTTGCAGGGTCAGATACTGGAGAGTATCGAGCAGCGGAGTCCGTGGGAGTTGCGGCAGACGAGGTGGTATGAGTTGAGGCACCATGGATTGCGGCGGACGAACAAGCCGTGGCCGAAGGCGGCGGATCTGCATTGGCCATTGATTGATACGGCGATTGAGAAGCTGAAGCCTCTTTTCTTGCAGCAGGCTCTTGGGATGGATGTGGTGGCCAGCTTTGTGCCGATGCGGCAGCAGTTGAATGCGTATACGAAGGTCGCGGAGGACTGGTTCAACTACAAGGTGCGGGAGAAGACCAACTTCGTGGATGAGGTTCTGTCGTGGGTGGATTACACGCTGATGAGTGGGCGTGGGGTGATGAAGTGTTTTTGGAATCCGGGGGACAAGCGGGTGGGGTTTGAGGCGGTGGACCCGATGTATTTCGTGGTGCCGCCGTACACGGTGGATTTGCAGGATGCGGACTGGGCGGTGCATGTGATGCCGATGAGCGTGGGTGCGTATCGGAGGATGGCCGGCCAGTTCGGGTGGAAGGCTGATGGGAAGACGGTGCAGCGGATCCGTGGGAACCCGCAGGAGGACGACAATATTCCGGGGGCGGCGGCGGAGAATGATGCCAAGCAGTTGCGCGAGGGGATAACGTACACCAGCAACACCGATGGGGTGATCATCTGGGAGGTGTATCGGAAGACCGATGCGGGGAAGTGGGAGGTGTATTTGTACAGTCCGGCGGCGGTGGATCTGGATCTGCGGGATCCGATGGAGTTGCCCTATGACCATGGGCAGTTGCCCTATGTGGATTTCCCTTATGAGATCAAGGACAAGGGGTGGTTCAGCCCTAGAGGGGTGTGCGAGATCCTTGCTCCGTTCGAGTTGAGCATGACCTCGATGTGGAACCACAAGCATGATGCGATGACGTTGTACAATCGGCCCTTGTTCCGTGCGGAGCGGGAGTTGCCGAACAGCATCAACCTGCGGTTCCAGCCGGGACAGATATTGCCATATGGGGTGGCTCCGGTGCAGATGCCGCAGCCGCCGGTGAGTTTCGATACGGAGTTGAACCAGACCCGGGCGGTGGCGGAGAACCGGATCGGGAGTCCCGATTACGGGATGGCGAGCGTGATGAGCGGCGGGACGGATCGGAGGACGGCGACGGAGATCCAGAGCATCAACGCGCAGGCGATGCAGAGCGGGGATCTGCGGGCGCGACTGTTCCGGATGTCGCTGGCCAAGCTGTACCGTCAGGCGTGGAGCTTGTATGTGCAATACGACAGCAAGGGTTTGCGGTACCGGTTCGCGGAGGATTCGTTGGATGCGGATCCGGTGGCACTCCATGACCAGTACGAACTGGAACCGAAGGGTGGGATGGACATGGTGAGCCGGCAGATGATGGTGCAGCAGGCCATCAACCGGAAGCAGTTGTTTATGAACTCGCCCTGGGTGGATCAGGTGGAGTTGGACAAGAGCATCATGGAATTGGATGACCCGTCCCTGATCAAGAGGCTGTTGCGGGATCCGGGGCAGAAGGCGCAGGACGAACTGGAGGACGAGTCGAAGACGATCCCGACCCTGCTGGTGGGGATACCGGTGCCGGCGAAGCCCGGTCAGAACTATGCGGGCCGGATCGGGGTGTTGATGCAGTATCTCAATGGGGCGATGCAGCAGGGGCAGGTCTTGAATCCCTTGAGCAAGAATGCGTTCATGGCGAGGTTGGACAGTCTGTTGCAGGGGTACGAGCAGGTGGCCACGAACGAGGCAAGGAAGCTGCGGAAGGAGATCCAGAAGTTCCTCGAAAGCACGGGCATGCTTGCGCCACAGGGACCGGTGCCCGCCGCTCCTGTCCAATGAACTGCATCGAGTGCAAGTACCGTGGAGGCGATGGTTCCTGCCACCGGTTCCCGCCGAGTGGCAGACCAAGCTGTTGGCCTACTGTCCATGCGATGGATTGGTGTGGGGAGTTCCAACCGCTGGTGCCCCCGCCCAAGCGGGTGGTGAGGAAGGAACCGCCCGAGCCCGTGATGTTGCCGGTGCTTGAGGAGGGTGTCCCGACCGTGATCATACCGAAGGGGAGAATGGCCCGCAGGGCTTTGATGGAGGCAAATCAAAATGGCTGAGTACCAAGGCAAAAAGGTGACGCTGAACAAGCCGTTCTACACTCCGGGCGAGCGCAAGAAGAAGGCGGTGTATGTTCGCAACCCGAAGGGCACGGTGATCAAGGTCCGTTTCGGTGATCCGAAGATGGAGATCAAGCGGGATGATCCCGAGCGGAGGAAGAATTTCCGGGCGCGGCACAACTGCGATACCGCGACGGATCCAACCAAGCCGCGCACATGGTCGTGTCGGGCGTGGTAACCACATACATCCATGAAGAAGAAACCCACGAAGTTCAGCAAGCTGGCCACGCAACTCAAGAAGGAGGGGGCGGATGATCCGCGAGCCCTCGCGGCGTACATTGGGAGGAATAAGCTAGGCGCTGCGGAGTTCATGCGCCGTGCCGCCGCCGGCAAGAGAAAGAAATCCGCCTCCAAGTGATCACCCTCATTGGCCGGATCAAGGCCGCTTGGACCTTCTCGCGCCATCAGAAGTGGGTGGACCCGCTTCCATGGGGAAAGGAAGAAGCCATTGCACTCAACACTTTCCTGCGGTCAGAGGTCGGGAAGAAGTTCAAGGACGCATTACTCAATACCGTTCTCATGCAGAACGCTTCTGCGATAACGGACAGAAATCATTTGCAATACTCGGCAGGTTTTGCCATGGGTCAGGCAAGTCTTGTGAAGGTCATCGAAGTGATGGCCGATCAGGAATCAATTACGGGACAGGATTCTGATCCGGATTCTGTCACGAACACATAGGATCAAAGTTGCGGTTGTTGGTCTGTGCGGATCAGCAAACGAGTCAAAAGCACATGGCAGAAGAACTGAGCGCGGACAGCATGCTGGCCTTGGCCAGCGCCTACGATTCCGGTGTCGATATCGACAGCACGACAAAGACCGAACCGAAACAAGAAACGGAAAGGTCTGTTGAGCAAGAGGTGGCAGCAGAAGCTGCTCCAGCCGGCAAAGAGCAGGCGCTTGAGAAGGAACCCAGCAAGGAGTCCGTGGATGCTCCGGTAGCGGAGAAGAAGAGCAGCAGCAAGTTCGCCCAGGAGAACGCCCGCAAGGCCAAGACTTGGGAATCGATCAACGCCGAGAAGGAGGCCCTCAAGGCCGAGCGCGAGGCGATCAAGCGGGAACGGGAGGAGTGGACCAAGAGCAGGGAGGAATCCAGGGCTCAGGAGGTCAACTCCGTTCGGGATGACAAGGGTTACACGGCAGAGGATTACGAGGCTGCGGCCAAGGAGTTCGATGCCGATGGAGATACCCAGTTGGCGAAGGCCGCACGGGCGAAAGCCGAAGGTGTGCGGAAGCTGGCGGGGGAAAGGGCTCAGAAGGCCCAGAGCGAGCAGTTCCAGAAGGCGTGGTCTGACAACTTCAACAGGCTCTCCGAGAAGGAGGCGTGGCTGAAGGATCAGAACAGCGATGCGTACAAGCGCACCGTTGGCCTACTGCAAAAGTTCCCGCTCCTCACCCAAGTCCCCGATGGACTCGTTCACGCGGTCGAGATTGTGAAGCTCCAACATTCCGCCGAAAGAGCCGGTTCTCTGGAAACGGAGAACAAATCGCTCAAGGAACAACTCGAAAAGCTCCAGCAGAAAACAGCCATCGGCAAAAGCATACCGGCAGGAACACTCAAGGCTCAGGAGAATGATTTCTCCAAGCTGTCCCTCAAGGAGCAGCGGGAGGCGCTTATGCGGGCGTCACGGGAGTTCGACCGGGAAGCGGCCTGATGACACAACCACAACTCAAATATGCCAGTCACGACCTCAACCACGCTTACCAACCAGTTCCAGAACTACTTCAGCAAGGAACTGCTCAGCATCGTCCAGCAGGAGACGATCCTCGACCAGTTCGCCATGAAGGCTCCGATCCCGAAGAACAACGGCAACAAGGCCATCAGCATGTTCCGCTTCGGGCCTCCGAGCATCGGTAGCGTCCAGTCCCTAACGGAGGGTACTGCCATCAGTTCGGCCAACTACCGCGCTTTGGCCCTCAACAAGCTGGACAAGTCGCTCGCCCAGTACGGTCAGGTCATCGGTCTCACCGACATCCTCCGCGCCACGGATCTGTTCAACTCCCTCCAGCAGGCCACCAAGACCAGCGGTCTGGACATGGCCCTCTGGGTGGACTCGGTGATCCGCAACGTGTTGATCGGTTCCAACCTCACGGCCAGCGGTTCCTCCATCGGTTCCGCCGCTGAAGGTGGTGGCACCTTCGACAACTCGGATGCCTGTAACACCGCCGCCGGTTCCGGTGGTATCAAGGTGTACGGCAACCCGGCCACGCTCACCACGCAGACCTTCTCTGGGCTGAACAGCGCCACGACTGCTGCTGACGCCACGATGACCGCTTCGGCTGTCCTCGATTCGATGACCCGCCTCAAGCGCAACCGCGCACCGCTCATCAACGGCGGCTACGTCCTCGCCACGGATCCCCGTGTCGCCCGCGACCTCATGCGCGACAGCGACTGGCTCAACGCCTCCAACTACGGCAACAAGGGCCAGCCGTTCTACAAGGGCGAGGTCGGTTCCATCTACGGTTGCCGTGTGGTCACTCAGACCAACTCGTTCGTCAGCACCGGTTCCGGCACCGCTGGCGATGAGTTCGTCTATCAGGCGAGCGCCGCCGGTGGCGGTCTGGCTGTAAGCAAGGACATCATTGCGTCCTTCTTCTTCGGCAATGAGGCGTTCGGTATCCCCGCCCTTACCGGTGATGATCCGCTCTCCCCGAAGATCGTGATCACCGACACCCCTGACAAGAGCGACCCGCTGAACCAGCTCGTCACGGTCGGCGTGAAGCTGTTCTTCGCCGCCTTGCGTCTGGCCGCTGGTAATACCGGTTCCACCGGCAACCCGGTCTGGTACTTGGTGCATCGCACGAAGACTTCGACCACCCTGTAATGAAACCCAAGACGGCCACCATCATGGTGATCGCCGTCGGCCCAAGGGGGCATCATCAAAAACTTGCTGGTGCCCCCTCTTCTGATTCTGCTTGCGGATGCGAAGAAGCCGACAACAATGCACCCATGATTGCGATTCCTGTCGAGGCTCTCTCCACCGATACTGAGGATGGACAAGGTGCCATGCCCGAGGTCGGGGACGAGGTCATGTTGGAAGATGTTCGCGGAGTTCTAAAGAAACTCGACAATGGCGAAGCCTATATCGAGATCCAAAGCGTGAACGGCATGCCTGCCGAATACGAGAAGACCGGTGAGGACGAGCCCATGGACGAAAAGGGCATGCGCGAGATGGTTGCCGAGTACGACGGCGAAGAGACTGAGGATTGATCCATGCCCATCTACACCTTCGAGAACAAGGGCCGGTCCATGGAGCATATCGCTCCGATGAATACCGATTCCATTGTCATCAAGGGTGAACGCTGGACGCGACAGCCCGTGGCCCGCTTCGGGGTCACGGGTTTCGCTCGTGAGGCAGAACTCAAGGATCATGTGAAGCGCGGGTTCAGCCGGATGGAAGATCGGCAGGGATCGCGTTTTGAAAGCACTTTCACCAAGAATCAAATTCGGAAAATCTGGGATATATGAGCGACGTATCAAATCAGGCAATCCAGTATTCGATGGGCGTGGCCGGTGGCCGGCTCGTCCAGGATACTGCGAGCTATACCGGTCCGTTCGTAGCCATCACGTTCCTTGCCCCGACCGTGATCGCAAACATCACCGGGAACAAGATCGATGGCATCTTCTCGACCGCGACGATTCCGGCAGGTGCGACGATCCAAGCTCCGATAACGAGCTTCCAGCTTTCGAGTGGCTTGGTGTGGGCCACCTATGGTGTGATCCAATCCTAACCCTGTGACGACCCTTGCGCTTGGAACTAAGTTGGCATCTTCGGGTGGCGGAAACGTCATCCCGATTGATCCTCCTATCCTGCGGAGGGATCTTCTCCAAGAGGATGATTTATTTGTTTTATTGGAAAACTCGGACAAAATTGTACTAAGTTTCGGAATCTATGATCGCATAACCACCGAGCAGGGTACTGACCTGTTGCTCACCGAAGATTCAAGCAAGTTCATCCTAACAGTCTATTGATATGCCAGATACGAAAATCACAGCTCTTACGGCCCTGACGGCCGCTGATCCGGCGAACGATGTTCTGCCGATTGTCGATGTGTCGGATACGTCGATGGCGGCGTCGGGAACCACGAAGAAGATCAGCGTGAACAACATCCTTGGTTGTTCCGGCACCGCCACGCTGGCCTCCGCCACCATCACCGGCGACCTGACCGTTGATACCACGACGCTGAAGGTCGATTCGACGAACAATCGGGTGGGTATTGGTACGGCGAGTCCCACCGCTGGAATGGTTTTGGATATTGTCAGCGCGACGAGCAATAACTTCGTTCGCTTTACTGATAGTGTAAATGCGACTGGGTATCTTGGAATTACCTCTGGAGGTTCAGCTTATCTGCACGGCAACAATAACCTTGTCAGCCTTTCGTGTTCGACTTCCAACACCACTCCGACTGAGCAGTTGCGAATCACCAATCCCGGTGTTTTCAATTTTCTGGACGGAGCGGGTGGCAGTCGGATGCTTCTCAACTCCAACGGCCTCGGCCTAGGGGTTACGCCGACGGCTGGTGCTGGTGTGTTGCAGCTTTCGAGCGGCATCAATTTCCCGGCCACCCAAGTCGCCAGCGCAAACGCAAACACGCTGGACGATTACGAGGAGGGGACTTTCACGCCGACGGTGCGCGGAAGCACTACTGCCGGAACTGGAACTTACACCACGCAGTTTGGACGATACACTAAGGTTGGCCGACTGGTTACCGTGACGGTCACGTTGGTCTGGACCGCTCACACCGGAACCGGCAACCTTCAGTTTGCAGGGTTACCGTTTACTTCGGCAAATACGTCTGGAGCGTATGATGGAGTATGTATTGGATATCAAACAAACATAGCATCGGCAGCAAATACCGTTCTTTACGGTTTGATTGAGTTTGGTTCTACGGTTGTCACAATGAGCGCAACTCCTGTTGGCGGTGGTTCTTATGGTCTTGTGGCAATGGATACCGCTGGAGAAATCGCTTTCACCGCCACTTACACCGTCTAATCTCATGCTAACAGAACGCACCATCTTCTCGCTCTGCGAGGTTCTTCCCAACGCGACGTTGCAGGTCCGTCTTGCGGATCAGATCGTCGATGGGGAAGCCGTGAAGGCTTCCACCTTCCGCCGCTACTGCCTGACTCCCGGCTCCGACCTTACGGGTCAGCCGGCGCAGGTGGTGGCAATCGCCAACGCTGTGTGGACTCCTGAAGCCATCGCAGCCTACGCCGCCAGCCAAACCGCTAACACCCTCCCGAAATGATTGACTCGATTCCTACCGTGCAGGTTCAGGTGAACCAGAACAACAGCCTGTTCGTGACGACCGGCATCGACTACGACAAGGACGGGTCGATTGTTGGATCTGAAATCACCGAGCAGTACACGCTC